GTTTAAAAGATTTGAAGGTGGTTTTAGAGATCCTCGTGTAAATATTGGAGGTGGACAACTAAGACCTGATATAAGAAAAGGCTATCTTGGTATTAAGTTTACAAAAGAGTTTAAGAAAAAATGACACGACAACTTACAGAAAAACAACAAAAGCTCATTAGTGTTTTATTCTCTGAAGCAGGTGGAGATATATCTAAAGCTATTAAGCTTGCAGGATATGCAGAACATACAACACCATCACAGATTGTAAAAGCATTGAAAGAAGAAATACTAGAAGCTACTCAAGAGTTTATGGCAAGCAATGCACCAAAGGCTGCAATGGCTATAGCAAGTGGTATTGACGATCCTGTTCAGCTAGGACTAAGAGATAAGATGGTTGCAGCAAAAGAAATGTTAGATAGAACAGGATTAGTTAAAACAGAAAAGATGCAGGTAGAAGCTACAGGTGGTGTAATGTTGATGCCACCTAAAAATGCAGAAGAGGATTAATGCGTAACAGAGCATTGGGTAAGTGGAAGCTACCACAGCCTACTGACTTGAAAAGTGAAAACGAGTGGATACCCATACCACGTATTGCACGAACAATACCATTTGGGTATCAGGTAGACCCTGAAGACAATAACATGCTTCTACCAGTTTCTGTAGAGCTAGATCTATTAGAGAAAGCTAGAGATTATACAAAACAGTTCTCATATAGAGAAGTAGCAAATTGGTTGACTAAAAATAGTGGACGTACCATATCTCACGTAGGGCTAGTAAAAAGATTAAAGAATGAGAGACAACGAAAGAACAAGGCTACAAGCTTACGCAGATGGGCAGACTATGCCCAAAAGGCGATCCAAAAGGCAGAGGACTACGAAGAAAAAAGAACAGGTGCAAAAGAAGACACAGCCCAAGACACCTCTGATTGAAGAAGAACTACTACCCATAGAAGAAGCTCGTAATGTTATCTTTCAACCAAATAAAGGACCACAGACAGAGTTTCTTGCAGCAAGTGAAAGAGAAGTTTTATATGGTGGATCGGCAGGAGGTGGCAAGTCTTATGCAATGTTGGCTGACCCTTTACGCTATATGGGGCATCCTTCTTTCAGTGGTTTACTACTGCGTCACACTACAGAAGAACTACGTGAGCTTATATTTAAAAGCCAAGAGCTATATCCAAAAATATGGAATGGCATCAAGTGGTCAGAACGAAAGATGCAGTGGGTTGCTCCATCAGGAGCTAGACTGTGGATGTCATACCTAGATAGAGATGATGATGTTCTACGTTATCAAGGTTTGGCATTTAGTTGGATAGGCTTTGACGAACTTACACAGTGGGCTTCACCGTTTGCTTGGAACTACATGAGATCACGATTAAGATCTACATCAGCAGATCTACCAGTGTATATGAGAGCAACAACTAACCCCGGAGGTAGGGGACATCACTGGGTCAAGAAGATGTTTATTGATCCTGCACCATACAACAAGGCATTTAATGCAACAGATATTGAAAGTGGAGAAGAACTTAAATATCCTGCAGGACACAGCAAAGCAGGACAAGCATTATTCAAACGTAGGTTTATACCTGCTCGACTTACAGATAATCCTTATCTCTCATCTCAGGGTGATTATGAAGCAATGCTTCTATCCCTTCCTGAACAGCAAAGAAGACAATTATTGGAAGGCGATTGGGATATTAAAGAAGGAGCAGCTTTCACCGAGTTTGATCGCAACATACATGTGGTTGAGCCTTTCCGTATACCTAGCAATTGGGTTAAGTTTAGGGCATGTGACTATGGGTATGGAAGTCATTCTGCCGTTGTCTGGTTTGCTGTTAGCCCATCAGAACAGTTAGTAGTATATAGGGAGTTATATGTATCAAAGGTATTAGCAACTGACTTAGCTGATATGATACTAGATGAAGAAGCAGAAGATGGTAATATAAGATACGGAGTGTTGGACAGTTCACTCTGGCACAAACGAGGAGATACAGGACCAAGCCTAGCAGAACAGATGATTATGAAAGGCTGTAGGTTTAGACCCTCTGATAGAAGTCGAGGAAGTAGAGTATCAGGTAAAAATGAAATACATAGACGATTACAGATGGATGAATTTACAGAAGAGCCACGTTTGGTTTTTTTTAGCACATGTACTAACATCATCTCGCAACTACCTGCTATACCATTGGATAAAAAGAATCCAGAAGATATAGATACTCACTCAGAAGATCACTTGTATGATGCTT